CACAGGCTGTATCATCCGAATCATCAAAAGTAAATACATGACCTACGCAACCAATTTCTTTAATAATAGACATACGTTCTTCAGCAGACATAAATGGTTTACCCTTTTTACGAGTTAGCCATTCATCACTATTAACGCCAACAAATAGAATAGAACCCATTTCCTTAGCCGCTTTAAAATATTCAATATGTCCGGAATGTAATGGATCGAATCCCCCGGTTACGATTACTGGTTTCATCTTCTCTCCTTCATCATATAATCCCAAGCAAAGTTGGTCTCTTTGTTACTGCGCATGTCTGGTCTAATAAATCCAGGATGTACCCACCAATCTTCATACGCATTAGTTTCGTCAATAGCAACGTTCGGTACCAATAATTTATATCCAATTTCTTTTAAGATTTTTCTAGTTTTATCTTTAAGATCTGATCCCCACCAACACTCGTTATGTTGGATTTGAATTACCGAAAATTCATACTCATTAAAAGGCATATTCTCTAATGATACCAATGACGCGTTATCTGCATTAATACGTAAAAAATCTACTTGGTTTTCAATACAGTTTTGTTTAAATAAATCTTTAAAGCTAACTTGACCTGCATCAGCGAGTACTGCAGTCGTATTTCGTTTCCTACTAAATATAGCGCACATTCTTTCAGAAATATCAACCGATAAACCTTTCCAACCAAAGTCTTTCTCTAATAGGTATGTATTATTAAATAGAGTTGGGTGGCCTGATCCTATTTCAATAAAGGTACCATTTCTTTTACCATTTAAAGTTGATAAAACAAACATATCTTGGAAGTGACGAGAATAATTCTTTACTATTTCATCTGAACCATCAAACTTATATCTGTATTTATGACTTTCATCTTCAGTATATGGTAGCGTACTAGGGTATCCTACTTGACTAATCCACCAATCTACGCTTTCACGCATTTCTCTATTCATATCTAATTTACGTTTATGTTTTAAGTCAAAGAATAGATTTTTAGAGTCATCGCGTCCATCTGATTTCCATTTAGATATAGCAAAGCAATAATCTAAACCAACTGGTCCAGGATAATTTAATTCAGTGTTTGGTTCAATGTCTTCGCAATCCATACCCATCTTGGCATACATAGCACCATCTCTAAAATTACTTTGGTCTATTGAATATCGAGCAGCCCAATAATACGCTTCTTGTCTTTTAGGTAAAACTGATATGGCGCTTTTAATCAAACCATTAACCGTTTGATTTCTGGCTTCTGATCTGGCAAATAACGCCGAACCGAGTACCATACATTTATATTGAAGTTCTTTTTCTTCGTATGTTTCACCTTCACAGAAATCTGCGGCACGTAAATACCAGCCAAAGGCTGCTGCACCTTGTTTTAGTTTATCGTATTCTTTTGCCAACTCAAACATTTTAAAAGGATTATCGTAATCCATAATAACATTGTGTAGTACTTGTTTATTTTTAAATATCATATTTCACCTAGTTGTAAAAAGTTAGCAAACACTGTTTTGGGTAGCTTCAATATATAAGAAGCGTTATCCTGCCATCCATAGGATATTAGAATATCGTCACCCACCATAGTAACTCCCGTAACAAACTCAATATTATAATCCTGACCTTTTACGTGGTCGTAATACGTTCCCATAAAATGGAATTCCCTAGACTTATGGACAATGTTCCAATCATTATCCCAGATGATTACTCGATGCGCATAGTTACCATCTTTTCTACCAAAAGGATCTCTTAATAGATTTGTCTCGTGGATAAATGCCATACGCTGGTTATCATTAATCCTAATAACCTGTGAACCACCTCTAAAGTCTTTATTAGCTTCTATGTATTTTTCTTTATCGTATATTGCATCTTCAGTTGTTTGTGTTTCAATATCGTATTTAATAACCTGTGTTGGATTAGTCCATTTAATAAAATGGTATGGCATATCAAGGATCGGCATCCAATTCTTTTCGCAATATGATTTATCGCCATTTGGAGAAGGAATAGGATTACGAGAAACCTCTGTCCATTCACCATCAATAAATTCAATCTCTGCCATTTCCATACGACCACGGCCTTTATCATCATAACAATCTCTACGTACACCACATAGAAACATTCTATCTTCCCAATTAAATAATCGACAATCCTCTAAACCGATAAAGTTCCATGTTGGCTTACCTGTATCTAAAGCCATATTAACACGTTGTGCATTGACCATATTTAAATTATTGTCAAGTTCGCACATAACATTATGTGTTGTAAGTGTTACATCATTTTCTGGATGTATGTACACCAAAGGACCCCACTGATGAGGAAACTTTTTACCTTCACTGTGATATAGATAATAGTTAACGTGTCTTACGTTGATAAAGAGTTTATCTTTGTGTTTAAAAATCGAGGGGTTCATAATCCCTGTTTCATTACCAAGAACTTCTTTTGGTATAATTACAGGATGGATTGAACCACCTCGTTTTAAAGCATATGTGGCTAAACCACCCATGTGCAAATCGTGCATACTAACTCCATAATATAAAGTATTTAATAGATTACCAGTTAGGGGTAATCATAGTCATTGTATTTTGTTCAACCTTTGAGGCGAGAATTGTATTTATCGTAGCAATTTTGTCAGCGCCTAACGCTTCTTCAACCCACTCTATAACGTTGGCTTTATTAACGTCATCTAATGCGACATAATCTGCAGCCGATGTTGTAGAAAGGTCAAGCTTTGTTGTTGAAACGTAACTTGCTTTTTTGTTCGCGTCATTGGTCGCTATTTTTTTCCATTTAACAGAAATAATGGCATCGGCAAGAACTTCGCCAGCGTCATTAGTTTGGTCTAATGTTCCAAGCTTTAGTATTTCCCAAGTGTAAGTCATGCTCATACTCTTACTCTACTGGTGCTTCAGGTTCTACACCCCAAGGCAATTCAGGACCAGAAATTTCTGTTCTGTTATCTGCATCAATTACCTTTTGAATTTCTCCGTCAATATGAGCTTTATATTGTGCGTCAGCATTGATAACGGCAGCAATCCATGCTGTAACATGAGCTTCTTCTAATTCTTCAAAAGCCGTGAAAGAACCAGCTGGTACATTCTCTGCTGAGAATGGAGTAGCGCCAGAGAAAGTTCCAACTTGCCCTGCTTCATTTGTACCTTGAATTTCCCAGTAAGTTTGAACTACTGCGTTTGTTAAAGTTTCGCCGGCCGAGTTTACCTGATCTTGTACCTTCAGGTTACGGACAGTATAAGTATATGTAAATGACATTATTGTCTCCATTTATTATTAGTGTTTGATTAATCTTACACTTGTTTAAAATCTATTTCTATTTATAATTAACCGCCGCGGTACAAATATAAATCAACTGGTACACATATTCTAAGACTAGAATAGTAGGGATTAACATGGTGATATGTAAAGCTTGGGAATATCATATAATCCCCAGTTCTTGGCGTGATTGCTTTTTTATCAAATACATTATTCCACCAATCATCATAACCGCGATTAGCGTTTGTTCTTGGATCTGAGAAAACAATATCACCGCCAGAGTTTTGATCCTCGGCTAATATATAAAACACACCAGACAAATGAGCGCCTGAGTGATTATGTATAGTCATATTATAATCTTTTCCATGACCAGTAATCCACGCTTTCATTTCATGCGCTTTATAATCTTGGATATGTTTTCCGATACTTGCATAGAGATAGCGATCAAATGAGCTATACACCATGTCTTTAAATTTATTCATTTCAGGTGAATTATCTTTGAATATATTTCCACCGTTTACTTCACCTTCCATGTTATTTAAATCATAGTTAGCAAAGATGTATTCTATCAATCCATCAGTATCAAATTTACCTGAACCAATCTTTGTTGGCCACATTTCATTAAATTCCATAGCACCTCTCCATAATATATGAATCTATTTATAACATATTACTGGTTGACAAATTTACTTCTATATGTTATTATAAATATATCAGTATATTATGATTGGAACAGTTACATGATAGAAACATTTGAAGAATTTGAAAACTGGTTAATGACAGAAGATTGCTTTGATAACCACGACGTATCACATATAGATAACGACGGCAATCAACATTATTTAAAACATTCAGAATATATTTCTTATCTTGGCGAAGTTACAGTTCTAATAGCTAACAAAGCTACGATTAAAGTCGAGCAAATCGAAAAATGGTTCCCACATATAGCTGGAACCGCTCATGCATTCTATAATAATGATAATGGTCCGTCATTCGATACTCATACAGATCCTATAGATGTTTTAATAGAATGTATAGCTGGTAGAAAGACTTTAGAAGTAGAGGGTAAAGAATATACATTAGAACCACGTGACAAAATAGGTATTGCTAAAAATACCGAGCACAGAGCACTTAATTATGAAAAGGCATTAATGATTTCCTATGGCATTGGCGATACAGAAACACTTACTCGTATACGTAAAAACGACTGAAACCTGCAATCTTAATTGCGCACACTGCTTTACGTCTGGTATCAATGGTAGAAAAATTTACTTTGATGCTGAGAAGACTGCTAAGTGGTGCAATGAGTTATGCGATGGTAATAACGAAATACATTTTGAATACCATGGTGGTGAACCCTTATTAGCTCCTATGGCAGACTTGATGAAGTTCTATAATATTACTAAAGAACATTGGGGTGACCGATGTACGCATGGTATTACAACTAATTTAGTTTATAAACTTACTGATGAAAGACTCGAGTTTTTAAAATTATTAGACGGTGGTTCTGTAGGTACATCCTGGGATCCAAACATTCGTTTCTCTAATGAAAAACAACGTAAACTATGGGAAGATAATGTTAAACGTTTAGTTGACGAAGGCTGTTTTGTTAAATGCTTTATATCAGTTTCAAAAGATGTAGTTAAAATGGATCCAATTGAAATCGCTGACTATATGCACTCACTTGGTGTTGGTGCTATTAATTATGAACGATTAACACATGACGGTAATGCTACAATCAATACTGATATTTTTCCACATAACTCTGAGCTTGATGCTTTTTGGATGGATATGCATGAAAAGACTGCTGACCATCCTGTTTATAATAGTTTCCTTAATACTGTATATGATAAGTTTAGCAAAGGTCAATTCTTTAATGGTACTTTCTGTAGAGACTGCGAGCAAAAGCTACATACAATCAACGCTGATGGAACCGTAGCCGGCTGCCCTAACACTGCACCGACTCAATGGTATGGTACAATTGATACTCCTGCAAAAGAAGTTCGTCAATCGCCAAAACG